CGCTACTCTCTTATTCGAGGGCACACCTGAAAGTCGTGTGCCTCGAGGGGGGGCGGTTTCACCGCCCAATACCCACCGGGCTAGCTTTTACATGCTAGCTCTCCCCACAACGATATGTCTAGAGCATTAGAGCTCAGGAAGAAATCGTCGTGGACCCAAGGGCCCATATAGGGCCAATTCGTGACAATCCTGCCCTTTAGCTCCAACGATTCGGGTTTCCCCTCTTCGCGGAGTTTATGTGGCAGCTTCTCCCTCGGTCTATCCCACTTCGGCGGTTGAAACCGCTTCTGTGAGGCTTTGAACCGATTAACTACGAAGGCGATGTCGCCGGTCCACTCCCAGTTCTGGTAGGCAACGGGCTTTAGCACGCTGCATTTCCAGCCATAAGGTGTCCGACATAACTCTAACCTTGCGACTCGAGGCCTAGCCTCATCAAAGTCGCAGATTAGCCCGTCGTTCTCAGGGCCGAAGGGAATTCGGCAGTCTCGCACACATTTGGGCAGATGGCTGATAAGCCAAGTATACACGGGTAGAACCCGTGCATCCCTCCCATGTGGGCTCAATGACCAGCGAACAAGGTTGTTCGCTGCGAGGACGATGGCCTCCACGGAATCTAGTGGAGTGTCAACGTAGAAGGGGGTCACGCTATACCCATCGAGATAGTGTTCACCACATGACTCTCGAAAACGCGGACACGAGGGCCCATCCGCCCAAAACGACTTATCGTCGTTCAGACGGAACCCTGCGTATTCAAGTACCTCTTTCAATAGAGGCACGGATCCAGTGGGGACGACTAGGTCGTCTCCATAGACCGTAACATCCGCGGGTATACCTAAGATCTCGCACGTAGCCGTTGCTAGGCTGTGGAAGATAAGGGATTCTACCTCGAAGGTAGCCCCGTTCCCCATGGCCGAAAACAGCTCATACGTTCGAGTTTCACCATTCAACTCATACATGGGCACTCGAAGAGCGTCCAGGAGGTGATACCACCGTAAGTCTGCACTAGCTGCGGAATGGTTACCGAGCATGCGCCACACAAGGGTGGTTGTGACGGAGTTTGACGCGGACTTTAGGTCCAACGTTGCTAATTCTCCGTCCACCGAGCCCTGCCGGGCTCTGCGTTGGTTGATGGACTGATCACTCAGATCGACACCTGACCACCAGAGACGTGCACGAATGCACGCCCCCAATGCCAGCTGTAAAGCGACGTTGAGGTCCGGACCAATTGCTATGACCCGGTCAGTCAGTGCGTTCTTAGGAACGCATGTCAGCACGTCAGACTCACGACA